TGAGCCGTGACGCAAGACGTTATCGGCCTCCATCAAGGCTTTGACAGCCTGTGGTGCTTCTATGCCAAGTCCACGGATATTGTTCATGTAAGGCTCAATCGCCTGCTGCATTTGGTCAGCATATTGAGCTTTAGAAAGCAAAGGCTGAACCCCTGCTTTCATTTCTTCTTCACGTTTCCATGCGTATTATTTCAGCTTGGGGTCTGCGGTTGTCCAGGCTTCGTGATAATCCTTCTTCCACGATGCCGGTGGACGTTCCCAAATTGGCGGTTCTGCCGGTGGCTCAAGATCGGGTTCGGGCTGAGTCCTTACTGCCTCGACGGGTGTTTCATTCTGAACTTCGTCGAACTGCTGTGACAGTAACTCCCGACGGTCTAATTCAGGATTTTCCAATTGCATACCCCTTTAGGTAAATTTACGACGTAGTTGTGAAAGAACTTGATTTGCTTGCTTATGCGTCATGTTTGCCAGTTGTTGCCGCATGACTTCCTTGCGCGTGTCTTTTGGTGGTGGCAACTTGGTTTCCATCTTTTCGTTGCCTACCTCAATGCAACCATGCTGCCGCAAATGGTCACGATGGACAGACCGGCTCGTAATCATCGATCCGTCAATCATGGATTTGTAAGGTTGAATGTCTGGCATGACCATTGGCCCAAGGCTGTCGTAATGCTCTTTTGAGCCTTTTTCGACCAATTCGCCATTGACGTAAATGTAAGTTTTCTTCATATCAATAACAAAACGTCCTCATCGTCCATTTCAATATAAGCGTTGTATATTTTCTCAACACGGTCAAAACTAGCCAACATTGCATCGTAATCAATGACCGCTGGCGCTTGTATTGTGGCTTGCGTGACAACGAATGGTTGAGCAATCTCCTCTGCAACTTCAGGTTTGCCTTCAACGATGCGTTCAAATAACGCTAATACTTCGTCGCGCCGTGCCTTTGCCTTTGCCGCCTCACGCCTGCGCTTTTCTTCCTCTTTCTTTTTGCCTACGCCGCCATCGTGAAAATCAAAGATAACCGGACTGACTGTGACAATTGGGATTGCACAGAACGGTTGCGCTGCAAAGGCGTTAAAGCCAAACATTACTCAGTATCTACCGGATCAGCCCACGGTAACGGGGCAGGTTGTGGGGTTGGGATTACAGACCGAGCGATCAAATTATCTAACGCTTGGTACATTTGACTAATAACATCTTGCCCAATAGCATCTTTTGTCCATTGAATTACTTTATCTTGCGTAATGTCAGCGTAAGGTATGAAATTTGTAATATCAGCAGGTGGCAAATTAACTTTGTAATAAACTGACTGACCGTTTTCTGAAATTGAAAATGATGCTAAAGCAACCATTTCAACGTCTAATATTTTTAATGTTTCCAATGATTCAATAGTCCAAGTTTTCATTACCCCACCTGCCAATTTGTGCCATCGCTATATACGGGTGATGCGACTGCGCCGCCACCGACAACTGTTGATCCAAATGCTGGTGCTGAAGCGTCTGTTACAAACGCCCTTGCGCCTAATCCTGCTGTTGCAGCCGCCGCCAATAAAGCAACCGTGGATGAACCAAAATTCATCCACTTTGCACCCGCTGTAATTGTAAGCCCAGGGATTCTGAATGCCGTTATTGAACCATTTCCTAGTGTGATTTCGTTACTAACTGTTGTAGAAGATGCTGCTGATTGATAGCCAATAAGTGTGTTGTTTGATCCAGTAGCTAATGTTGACCCAGCTTGATAACCAATACCAGTATTGTTTGCACCGCCAACAAACGAACCCACCACTATTGAAAATCCACTTCCTGTGCCGCCAATTAAAGCCGCTGCAACTGTCAAACTTGTGGCTGCTAGGGATGATGCCCCCTGCCCCGCCGTAACCAACGTGACGCTAGTAACAGCGCCGCCCGATACAACTACGGTAACTGTTGGGTATGTTACAAAAGTTGCGCCGCTAACAGGAGTCATTGCAACGGCAGTATATGTACCGTTTGTGTATCCACTCCCCGCCGTGATTGCACCTAAAGTTGCTACGCCAGTTGTTAAAACCGATAATGCACTAACACCCATAGCCAAATTTTGGTTGGCAGTTGTGTTTAAAAACAATGTGGAAAAGCCTAATCCAACATTACTGCTACCGATCTTGTTATAAAACATAGATTGATAACCTACAGCAATGTTAAAATTTCCCGTAGTATTAAATGGAAGCGTTACACCACCAAATGCAGCGTTTTGAGCAAGAGCGCCCCCGCCTAGCCCTACCGTCATTGATGATACCGAGATATCATTTGTCGCAGTCAGCGTTGTGCCATTAAACGTCAGATTGGCAGATGCCGCCTCTAGTCCACCTGTAGTCGTGTAAACGACACGACCTGTGGTTAACCCTGAGTTTGTAACGGCAGTAAATTTACCCGCTGCCGCTGTGGTTGACCCGACTGTTGTGCCATCAATTGCGCCGCCTGTGATCGCCACAGAGTTTGCTGCTTGCGTGGCAATCGTGCCAAGCCCCAAGGCTGTGCGTGCATCTGCTGCTGTTGCTGCACCTGTACCGCCGCTTGTGACGGGCAACAAAGCACCCGCTGGCGCAACAATCGTTGTCCCATCGCTGTATACAGCCTTCTCAGCAGGGTAGGTCACAAACACGGTGAGAGTGCCGACAAACGACACAAGAGAACCCGTAGACGATGAAATCAACGTAGTTCTTGCCAATGTGCCAACGCCAACCGTGCCGATACCGACTTCCCATTGATTTGTATCAGACGTAATCGTGTAATAACAGGTGTTCCCGTTGCCGATACCCGCTGCAAACGTCTGAAACCCTGCATACGCACCTGACAGGGTAAGCGTACCCGTGCCTGTGGTGGTTGAATACTCTTGAACGCGATCTGCGAGAACAAGTGCCATTATTGGATCACCTCTACGCCAATAGCCTTACCGTCTTTGCCGCGAATGATTCGTTTAGGTGCAGCCATCACGCCAACAGCGCCATCAATGCGGTTCATCGTCTGACCCATCATATCTGCCATGTTGCTGTGCATTTGATGAATTTTGTTCATTACAACAGACAAATTAGTGCTTAATTCTTCTGTTACTTTTTGACTTGCTGCCTGTTGAGCCATGACCAACGGGCCATCAGCATCAATGTTCGCACCGATTCTTGCCACCGTGATCTTAGTGGCTTGCTCTAGTTCGACTTTCCAATGTTCTAACCGTTCAGCGTGATCTAGCTCGGCCTGCTTCATCGCTTGCAAATGTTGCTGCTTTTGCGCCTCAAGTGTTGCATCAGCTTGCAATTTCATTTGTGCCAATTGCATCTCGGCCTGCGCTTTAGATTGGGCAATTTGTCCATCTGCTTGCATCCGCATCTGGTCAGCTTGTGCCGTAGCTTGCATCTTTATCTGCTCAAATTGCTGCTCTGCTTGCATTTTCACAACCTCTGGATTCGGTGGTGGTGGCTGCTGTGCCATCATTTGCTGCTTTTGTTTCAGTTGTTCCATTGCTTGGTCAATTGTGCCTTCAATCGGTGCGGCTTTCTTGTATGCGCCGATACCAAACTTGACCAATTCAATCAACATTGGCACAAGTTCTGGCGCCTGCTGACCCATTGGCAACGCTTGCGTCAAGAACCCACCCATTGCTTGCAAGAACTCAGTCCGATCACGTTTATTTTGTTGCTCGTCAATTTGCACCAGGCTATCCGAATCGACTTGAATCCGAAACGAGCGTAGTGGCTTGTCTTGCAACAACATCAACGCTTGCGGAATTAACGCTTGATCGGCTGGCTGCATTGCTTGAGCAGCTGCGTACTGAAGGATTGTAGACGGTTGAAACTTAGTGCAAATAACTTGTGCTTTTAATTGAAATAGCTCGCTTGCGAACAAGGCAACATCTTCCTGCATTGAACGCAAACGCAAACCAGCATACTGCCCCTTGATTTGTTGGGCGGTGGCTGTTTCAGAGGCTGCGCCTTGACCGCGCACAATGTCACTAATACCTGTGATTTCATAGATTGTTTGCTTGATTTCATCTTGCGCCCGATAGCATTGCAGTAAAGCGTTCGATAAAGTATCCAACGGCAGCAGCTCAATTGACCCCTTTAAACCGCCTTTCTCAGAGAACGCCATCCACTTATCAACAGGGATGAGTGTGTTGTTATCACCTTCGGTCAAAAGACGTTGTAAGGTAGGCTGTGATGCGTCGTAAACCCCACGCACACGCAGCGCCTTAATCATGCCGTCAATGCGATCACTCAAAATATCTAGGTCGTTGGCTTGATCCTGATACAGCACAAAGTCAGGGATCGGCACTAACGTGTCGCTTGTCATCGTCGCGTACAAAGGTTTCGCACACGGAAAGAAATTCTCTAAATCTAGCGGATCGTCACGTTCATCCAGAATGTCTGGGCAACTTTTACTCAACCAGTAGACCTTGCCGCTTTCTTTGTCCCAGATCTCGCAAATCTTAGCTCTTGTGAAGTCTTTGGATTGGGTTGAATACTGTTTGTTTGTTTCTGGCCCTGCATCTAGGGGAATCTTTTTAGCCATTTTCTCGCCAAAGCGTTCGGCAAGGCTTTCTTTAGTCATGTATACCCAACGCCAGACGGAAGTGACTTCTTCCCATGTTCTTGCGACTGAGTGTCCAAAATCCTTCCAATGCACATAGTCCGTTGGCGCACACTCGTACTCAATTTCCTCTTGCGGTTCGGCTTCCATGCCCATCGCGCCATCAATGCCAGGCATCTCAGTCTTGACTTGCTGATTACTCTCGTTCGGCTCGTCAACGTCCTCAGTTACCTGAAATCCGTCCTCTGGCTCATCTTGCGCCCGAACGTGCGGCTCGTACCTCACCCAAGCAACACCTCGACCACCTAAGAACCTATCCTCAACTGCGTGTCGCATGGTCGATCTAAAATCGGTGTAATGCTCGATTTCAAAGTCCAAGGCACGTTCAATTAGTTGGCTTGCTACTCTTGCTACTGGATCGTTATCCCCGAAGCGTCTTGCAACATCAGCCTTTGGCAATCGAGCGTAGACGGCAGGGATCAGCGTCTGTACGTTTGACCAAAGAATGTTGAATTTAGCGGTTTCGTTAGTGTTCTGATTGCGGTTGTCATCACGATAGCGTCGCACAATCTTAGTGGTGCGAGCTTCCCATTTCTTGAACTCATTGTCGTATTGACTGATTACATTCAGCCATTTTTGAACGCCAGTCAATGCTTCCATTACATTCTCGCAAAAATTACGTCACGGTTTACCCGCCCGACAATCTCGTAGCCCCAATCTTGGAGTAGGTTGATTGTGTCCTCGTCGGTGTACCCATAGCGACTGCCCAAGCCTTTCAGCTCAAGCGTGATAACTGGATACGTTCTCTTAATTGTCTTTTCAGCGCCCAAGATAGCGAGGTGCTCGTAACCTTCAATGTCTAATTGGATAAAGTCGCAATCGTCTACTTCTAGGGCATCAATTGGCATGACTTTAATATCGTTGCCTGCCTTTAACTGATGCGCCCCAATGTTCTCAGGATATGGATGATCGACTGATGCTGTGCCGTGTTTGTCACCAAATGCTGCCCAATGATGCTCAATGTTGTCGTGGCCTGCGACATTCAATACCAAATATTGATAGTTAACCGTATCAGGCTCGACTGTAATGACACGCTCAAATTGCCCTGCCATCGTTGCAGGATAAACCCCGACATTGCCGCCTGCCTGAATGACGGTGCGAAACTGGTTCATGTGGGTGTAGCTAACATTCAAATCCGGCAGCTCAGACAAGATTGCTGGCAAACAGCACTCGTCAATATCGGGAACTTGCCAGCCTTCAACCAATTTCATACGGTATCCTTGTTTGTTCCCACGGTCTAGGTTTACCGTGAAATATCACCACTTTGGCTTTGTCTAACCCGTTTGGCAGCACATCAGCCTTAAAACTTACCACTCCGTCTGTAATATCCTGCCAATACGTCACTTTGTCTTTCATGTGGTGTTCGATGTAAGACTGATCGCCACCAGCTGCGTACATCTGTAATTCTTTAAACTTATCGTACAAATCAACAGGTTTTGACCAATACATCATGCTCGACTGCATCGCTTTCGGGTTGAACTGACCCCTGTAAACGTCACGCATAATTACAAAATCATGCTGCTTTGCCGCCTCGATCATTGCCGTACAGTCACCAGTAAGTACCGTATCTAGGTCAAAGTACAGCGCACTCGGTAGCCTGAATAACTCCATCTTTGCCCACCAACCAACCCAATCGTGCTTTAAAAGGATGGTTTCGCAACTTAACTGAATGTCAGACAGGCAAACAAACTCATGTTCAGGCAGATACTTAGCGCACATTTGTTGCAGCTTATAAACGTGCTGCGGCTCAAAGTCCCCACCAGACCGTAAGACCGACGCTACGATCATGCTGAGAAAATGCCTACCGCCATGACCTCAGAGCCTGCGCCAGTTGTGATCTTCCATGCGCCATTTTGACTGACTGCGTTGATCTCGACGTTATAAACACCAATGCCGCCGCCTGGTGAGTTTGGCAATATTGTGTGCGTCAAGATGCCTGCGCCTGTGCCGTCAACGATTTGAACCGCTGCGGTTGCTGCTGTAGCCACAGTAATGATGATTCGGTGTAGGTAATCACCAACCGCGCCTGTGCCGCCTAAAACTTGTGCCGATTGGCTTGCTGCAACGTGCTCGTATTGGTATCTAAAGGGATTTGATACGCCACTCATAATCTTCTACTCCGTTGGTTTGTGTGGGTTGCCCACATATCATTTAAAGTTACTGTGTTCTCTGGCCCGACAATTAACGGTTTCTCAACATCCGGCGGTTTAACTTTTGGCTCTAGCCTCCAAGCAATTGCCATCATCCTAAATGCATCTGCTGGGTGACTCGTCCAATCATGCCGTGGTGTCTGCCTAAATGCTTTCTTGTCCTCGTCGTATTCCCGCTGATATTGCCTAAGTGCTTCTAGCCCATCGTGCGTGCGTTCAGAATCAAACCAACACATCGGCAGCATCTGTCTGACCGCCTGAATCCCGTCTTGCACCGACAAATCAGGCACAATCGCCATGTTGTTGATGCCTAGAAACTCTGCTAATTGCTCAATAACTGACTTACCCGCAGCTGCTAGTGTTTTCGCCTTCGCATCGTGAGGTAAGTAGTGTTTACCGTAAATATACGGCTTTTCTACAACTATTTTAGCTATTTCTGCGATATTTGCACCACTTATTGCAAAATAATCAATGATGTGGATTTCGTTACGAACGACCTGATACCACCAAATAGCCGTGTCATCTCGATATCCTAAGTCAAAAGCCGTGTATGTGGGTAGGTGTGGATCGTAGTCAACCCTGCAAACTTGTCCAGCGTCTGTGATCTTGCGTAAGTCCTCGCCATAAAAAGAACCAAGGATAGCCGCCTCAAACGAGCACTCATACTCTTGTAGGAACTGGTCATCGCTGATTTGTGCGGCAGCCGCCCGTAGCTCGGTGTCTGGCAACAGTCCAGATTGACTAGCCTTTAAGACTAAATGAAACCACTCGTCAGGCGTTCGCCGTGCTGTTTCAAATATGTCCCAAAACTGGTTCTTACCCTTTGGTGTGCCTGCAAAGACAGCCCAACCCTGCGTTGAGCTGAGCGTCGGTCTTATGACGTTACCCCAAACAGACGGTCTAAAGTCACCATATTCATCCATGAACACGCCATCAAAGCCTAGTCCACGCATTGCGTCAGCGTTGTCAGCGCCAAATAAGCGTATCTTGCCACCAGTTACTAACTCAACAGTCAGCTCGGCCTCATTGCTCAATGCGAGAACTGGCTGGGCAAAGTGTTTAAGGTAATCCCAAGCCACGGACTTAGCCTGGCTACGGAACGGTGCAATATAAGCAAATAGGGGATTTGGGCTTTTGCACATGAGTGCCGCCCTAATAATGTCGTTGATTGCTGCGACTGTTTTACCTGCTCGACGGTGTGCGACAAGACAAGCCCAACGCTCGGTGCGGTTGTGGAATGGTTTAAATGCCTGTCTAGGCGAATACGGCAGCGTTACTTCCCGTCTTGCCACTTGACCACCAGTTCAATCGGGCCATCATTAGCGCCAGTATGTTCGGTTCGTGCGAGCTTGGGAACGTGGTATTCAGCGACAGCCATGAAACATTCAAACGCTGTCTTTGGCCCATACCGTTCATCCGTAGCGATCTCCTCAAGC